GAGCGGAGCGTGTCTTACGGCTGCGCTTGTAATCGCTTCCGTAAGCGTAGCGGTCTCGGTATCCAGTGTTTTCGTGTGAGGGGTTGACGTCAAGATCGCGTAGACGACAATGGCAGAGTAAAACAGGGACGCTTGATAGCTACCATTGCTCGTCTTGATCCGCGCCCAATACGTCGTATTGTCGTCCAGCGTTAGCGCAGCGCTTCGTACACGGTCTTTATTTCCGCTTGTCGTGGCCAATGAGTCATCAACCGCCGCGCCGTCATACAGTTCAGCCGTAGCCGTTATCGTTCCTCCTCCGCCAAGTATTTGTAAAACTGCCTCGTGGTAAACCAATTTTGAGTAAACGTCCCACTCGTCATTGTCCCAGTAAACGGCCATAAGAGTATTGAGCGTTGTGTTTGAGGCGTCGGTATATTTCATATCCTGCACAATCGGGTAATGGCTTTCGGTAGTGTTAAAATTGGCCTGCTGGATAATGAGCCGTGCCTGCCGGACGTTGATACCACTGCCGCCGCCATCACACTTGTATTTTACTTTATATGTTTTCCCGTGTGTCAAGGTGATCGCCGCGCTTCGTTGGCGTGTCCAGCCGGAGGCAGTAATATGCACTTCCGAGTCGGCCACTAAATTATCATCAGTGTCATATAACGCGGCATAGGCGTCAGTCGCGTCAGCCAACAAAACCAATTCCGCCTCAAAATAAACTGTCACTGATCCGTCCCACACTCCCGAGTTGTAATAGAACAACGTACCGTGAGCAAAATCCTCATACGTGCTGCTGGTAGTGGCGTATCCTGACCCTAAAAATACCTGCGTTTCCGTTTTGGTGATCGTCCCTGTTTGCTTGATGACGAGCTGCGAGTTGTAGTAATAAACATACGCGGCCGCATTGGATATTTTAACCAGCGAATAATACTCGTGTTCGGTAGTCAAGGTGATCGCCGCGCTTCTCGCCCTAACAGGCGTAGTGCTGGTCGTACTGACCGGTGAGTCGGTGACTGCCGCCGCACCCGTCTTGTCGTACAATTCTGAATAAGCAGTATAGCTGGCATTGGTTGATTTCAAAATACATTCCCAGTACATCGTTACTGTCCCGTCATACTTCGCCGAGTCCCACCAAAACTGACTGGAGTTTACGGCAGTGTAGCCCGTCTGATTTGTATTGGACGGAACGTAATTTGAGTTTTGGATTTGTTTGATTATTGTGGCCATACTATCTCATCAATTCAATTAACTTGCTGACGTTTATAAACGCGCCGGGCTTGACGCAGATCAAGATTTCCCGGCCGCCGACCGAGACACCGTTCACAAACTCGGGTGTGTGGTCTATGGCGTCGCCGAAATGCGTCTCAACCATTCTCTGTACTTGTCCGGCGTCATACGGTATCTCTCCCCGACTTTTTATCACAACCTGCTCCCCGACCGGATTGAAACTGCCTTTGTTGGCTTTGCCGAAAACACTCTCGGACAGTAAAATCTCTCGGTATTTCGGTGCGAATAATTTTTTTAGCCACACAAACATATTTACTTCGCTAAATGCTCAACGTTTTTCAGGTACTGCGATAAATGCAGTGACGAAAAGCCAGCACGATACGCCCGGACAAAAAGCCAGCTCTCGTTGCCGTGGTAACAGTTAGGCATATCCGGGTCGCACATTCCATAACCACCGCCTTCAATCATACTAAACTGCTTCATTATTTCCCGGCTAATGAGCGAACAACCGATACCACCGGCAACTATTTGATCGTTGTCCCGGCTCGGGTAATTATGGTGCACAAGGTCAATGTCAATGAAGCGCTGCAATTTTTCCAGCGTATCCGACGGCAGAATAATGTCGCACTCCCACGAAAACCAATGTGTGTATTTTCCGGCCAGCAGCACCTCCCGGATTTTCTCACGAGCTGCGGCCAACCTTGCCTCTGACTCCAGCCCGCCCATATCCTCAAGATGGATAAGCTCGTAGCGCGTGAACCCGATCTCTTTGCAGTATTCGTGCACGCGTTTGGAAAAATCCGGCGTGTCTGAATTGTCCACCATCAAAAGCGTGCCTCGCGGCATAGCGAGCGCACTGACTGACTTCAACCAGCGACGCATAGAATACTCTTTGATGTCGCGGATCGGTGTACCGATGAGTATGTTCATCTGCACCTCGCTATTAGCACGCTCCGTGGTCAACGTACGTGCGTTTTGCAGGGTGTTTGCCCGTCCAAAGGGCATATGTCTCATTGTGGATAGTGGCCTCATAATAATCGCATTTAATGATAAATCCTCCCAAAGGACGAAACCGTGCCTCTCGGAGTAAAAAGCGGTGCAGCGCGAAGTTAAGCCCTTATCCTCGCTCCCCTAAAGGAGCAAAGGAAGGGTTTAACCTTATTAGCTCACTTTGAACTTATAGGTGACCTGCAATGTGTCTCCGTTGACAACGTTTACTGCGGAGAACACTTGGCGTCCAAGCAGTACACCGGTAGTAGCGTCGTTTAACGCGCCGGCCTCGGTAACCGCTTTAGAGCCAGTGACAGTCCACGTGTAGTCCAGTTGAGCCGTATCGTTTGTTACGGTTGTAGTTACCCGAGTACAGGTAGCAGCAGCACGCGCCAGTCCACTGTCAGTGATTTCGCTTTCCAGCGCCGTGTCTCCGGCCGCAGCCGCAGTCGTTCCGATACCAACAGCCAGATAGGTAAAGGCCGCTTCCGCGCCCGACCCGTTGATACGGGAGGCAGCGCCGGCTTTACCGGCCGAGGTGATCAGGTTCTTGACCACCATCTGATCTGACCAGTGTCCGAGCAGGAATAGACCCTGCATTTGGCGGCCAGTCAGAATACGCAGGTACTTGCCAAACTTGTTTTCCTGCCACTGTTTTCGGATATTGCCGAGCTTATCGCGCACCTGAAAGGTGAACTCGCCGGCCACGTCCAAAGCAGCGTTCCGAACTTTTACAAGAGCTTGATTGCTCATATGGTTTGCTCCTTATTGATTAAATTAGATTTTGTGACCTCGGCGTCGGCGTCAATTTTATCTTTGACCGCGTTGGCTTTGGCACGTTCCCGGTCTTGGAAAAAGACCTGACACGCTTTGGTGACCTCGGCGTTGATGTCGTCCTCGGTCATCTCAAGGGGAAACGCGTGGTTGATTGATCCGACCTTTGTTTCCTCGCCGTCAGTTACCTCAATGAAGTCGGCAGTGACGACGAAACGATCGGGTTCACGCTTGGTGTCTGCTATGCGGTACTTCCGTACCACGTCAGTTGTAGGCATATTGGTTGCGTTAATAAATTAGTAATCTTGCCCGTTGAGGTTATTGCCTCGTCCGTCGGTCGTCGGCATTGCCGTTATCGTCGCCCGGTCAAGGTTCATTTTCTTGATGGAGTTAAGCGCCAGTTGCATACGGTTCTCCCAGTTGATCTCGCTTTCAGTGAGTTTGACGGGCTTATCCTGACTCTCTTTCCACGCTATGATCGTGGCGTCCGCCCACAAACGGTGAAACTGCCGGGGCATATACCCAAACGAAGTCGTGCTGGTTGGCACGCTCATATCGTCAGTTTCGGCCAATGCGCCAGCCGTTACCGTCGGCGGATAAATGTACGACCACAATTTCAATCCGGCGGTGACGTTTATAATCGCGTCGCCCGACAGAATGTAGACCTCACCACCCATAATATCAAATTGTGGGTCTTTATCAGCATACTCCGTCTGAATACTCGCCTCGTCCGTATTGATCCCGAGCGAGTTTAGATCGGTTTCGGTCAGGTGCTCCCAATTCGTACCGTCCAGTTTGGCCTCCAAAAACTTCATCTGCGAGAGCATATCGGTCGGGAATTGGTAATTACGTTGGCCGGCGACAAGATTGCGAGTTTGGGCAATGCCAAAATAGTCCTCGTTGGTTTTAACGATTTCCTTGACAATGTCCTCTTGGCACGCGATGGCGAGCGCGATGATAGCCGCGTCCGTCAGCGTGGTTGAGTCCTGCCGCGTTCTTTGACGTATGTAGCTGGCGAATTGTGCACCGGTCATAGTGGTTGCCTATTGGGAGAGCGCCCACTTTTTTGGCAGGCACTCTCCCTTTTATTTAGGTTATAGGTTTTCGGCGAGAGTCCAGTTGATCGGGAATGGGGTGTTTACATACACCGCGTTTGGTACGACAGTCGCGTCGTCCAATTCAGTCGTTCCGCCGACAAAGTCACCAGTGCCGGTCGGGTTGACGATGACAAAACCGATCACGGCTTCACTGGCCGGGATAGCGGGCAATACCACTGCGGCGAGCGTAGCGGCTTCCGTACCCATAGTTACGGTAATTGTGCCGGCGACAGACATTGTCAGAACAAAGACGTTAAACTTGTCGGCAGTCACCGTACCAGCCAAGACGTTTTCGTCCGTGGTGTGGCCTTTGAGTACGCCGTTGAACATACCGTACGTGGTATTGGCGATCAGCACGTCAGCTTTGGAGCTTGTGCCGATAGCCAAACCCGCCGAGTTCAAACAGGTGTAGCAAAAAATGTCTTGCAGGTCGCCTAAAATATCGCGCAGGTACTTGTCGGAATTGATGGGTGAGGTTGAGATGGCAGCTTTAGCCATATAATTATCTCCTTGTAGAGGTTAATGGTTAAAGGTTCTCCATCTTTGTCCAGTTGAGCGGGAACGGTGAATTGTAGTACACCGCGTTCGGCACAACAGTACCATCATCAAGGTCAGTGGTAGCACCGACAAAGTTGCCCGTACCTGACGGGTGGATTTCAACCCAGCCCAGCACGACCGAGCTGGCGGGTATTGCGGGAAACACGACGGCCGCGAGAGTCGCGCCGGCTGTTCCCATAGTGGCAGTCAGTGTCCCGGCTGCGGTCATCGTGATCACGAACACGTTGTACGTGGCGTTCACGACAGTACCGGAGAGGGCGACTTCTGCCGTAGTGGTTTTGATTAGAGCTCCGTTCATCAAGGCATAGATGGTATTGACCAGCTTAACCTTTTTCTTTGAGCCCGAACCAATGGCCAAAGCACCCGTGTTGAGCAGTTGGTAGCACAGGGTGTCTTGGATTTTCCCCAATGAGGCGCGGAGTGTTGCGTCCGACATCACCGGAGAGGTTGACATTGTAGCTTTCGCCATAGGAGTAAGATATTAACTTGGTTAATTAGATAGCGCCTCCGCCGGGGAGATGGGCTTTTCTTTGGTCGGGACAAACGGCCGGTCAATCAGCATATCCTGTCCGACTTCGCTGGTGATCCGGTAAGAGTCAGCCAGCACCTGCGCGATCTGCAATGGGATATTGACCATACACCCTTTTTTGATGGTCAGCTTATATCCGTTGAGCTGCACTGTTTCGTATGCACCGTTTCTTTCACCGGGCATTAAGGGGATCAGAAAATCAACGCGCGGCTGTTTGGAGAGCCGGTCTTTCATTGCTTTGGCGTCTTGGCTTAAAAGCTGGGCAATCTCTTGCTCCGTTTCCCGAGCCATTGAAACGTGTACAGCCGGCGTATCTATTGCTTTACCGGCCTGACGGCCTCTCGGCTGCGGGGCTTTGCCTTTTGCGGGGGCTTTTTGTGTTTCGTTTTCGTTTTCCTCGCTCATTTTTTCTGCGGTCATAGGTTTGAATTGGTTAAACCGGAGGGGCTGGGGTTGCCAGCCCCCGTCCGTTATTTATTAGGCGGTCACGCCGTGCTCAAGTCGGTGAATGTAATCCTGATTAAGGATTTTGGTGACGAACCACGCGATCCAACCTGATGTGGCGCGCTGGTTCAACGGGTCAACAGTACCACCAGAGCCGAGGGGCTTGATGATATTTTTAACCGCTTCACCGGAAATGCGGGAAATACCGACGGCGTCCATTGCGATAAACAATGTACCGTAGACGTCAATACCACCAGCACCTTCACCAGTAAACACTTTGGCGTTTGTGGACTCTACGAACCGAACTTTATCAAGAGCACCGACCTCACCGGGCATAACCTGCGCTTTGTTGGCGTATGTCTCAACTGATTTGAAACCAGTCGCGCCCTGCAAGTCATACGTGGTGTTCGGGTGAACGATAGCGACGTAGCACGCGGGAATAGGTGACGTGGCATAGCCGGAGTCCGGGTCAACCATACGAGTCATCATACGTGCCTTGTTGTTTTTCATTGTCCGCACGACTTTCTTGATCAGCGTGTCAGTGATTTTATCACCAGCAACTGTCGCGACGCGAGTACCAGCGCCAGCAGCATAGGTAATGCCTGTGCCGGCCGCCATTATATCGCGGGCGAGCTGATCAACTGTGTCGGCGAATTGGTCGCCCAGCACTTCTGCGGCTTCCATCAAAACCGGGTCTTCCGATGTAACCTCAAGCACGTTCGTCAGGGTGATGTAGTCACCATACTGTTGAACGGTTGCGGTAATATCAGTGACCGAAAGCTGGCTACCAACGGGAGTGATACCTTCGGATAACGGCGTTGTGGCAGCCGTGAGGTTACCATAGCGTCGGAACTTAATGGTATCCGTGCCTGCTTGTTTCGGAATATCCCGTATCTGCGCGTACTTGGTGTGCAGACAAAGCGGGACGGCACGTGTCAGTAATGTCCGGTCGTAAAATGATGTGTTTTCAACCGGGATTTGTGTACGAGTTGTGTTTGCCATTTTTTTAGATGTTACGGCTTAATTGAATTAAATTATCTTTTGGACGAACTACCTACCCCCTGATCTCCGCACCTCCTCTTGGTGCTGTGCAAACTCCTGCGGTGACTCTCCCCACGCGTCCTTTTTGGGCATAGAGCCCCGGGACGAATGGCCTCCACTACCGGTCTTTTTGCCTTCCTCGTTGGCCTTGCGCTCTTGCTTTGCGCCGGCAGCGAGTAAACTTTCGCCCATCACCTCATAGGCAACGGACTTAATCGGTAGATTGTTGCGCGAGGGGTGCTTCCACCAGCGCCGGATCGTCGCCTCTTGTTCCTTAAACTTGGCGTGTTCCGGCTTGGCGAAAAACTGATCAAGCTCACGCTCGTTTTCGCCCTCGTCAATCTTGGAGATTTTGCCTCCGTAGTGTTTGTTAAAGACCTTTAGGATACGTTTCTCGTCCTCTGGATCGGGATAATCGGGGTCATCACCTTCGTCTCCGCCTTCGCCAGCGCCTTCTCCTGCAGCTTCCTTCTTTTCGCGTTTGTGCTGCAAGCGGTTAATGATGAAATCCCGTTTGTTGCGGACAGGGGGCTCACCCAACTCCACGGGCTTCTTGCCCTTGTCTCCCTCGCCCTCTTTTTCAACGAAAGGTACGGGGTTGCCCTGCTCATCGGTCAAGGGTTTAGAGGGATCGTCCGGGTCGGCCTGAAACTTCTTGCCGTCTTGCTCCACGAACTTTGCCTCGGGCTCTCCGCCCTCACCCTCGCCTTCTCCGCCTTCGCCCTTTTCCTCAAAGGGTACGGGGTTGCCCTGCTCATCTTTGAGCGGCTGACCCTCGTTCTCGGGATCGGCCTGAAACTTTGCGCCGTCCACTTCTACGAATTGCACCTCGGCGTTTCCGCCGGAATTGTCCTCTGCCATATTATTGTTTCCTTTCTTTTTTATGCGCCGCCGGAAAATGGTAGGTAAAAACCAGCGACACCTTATTAAAAAAACCTGCTGTAATAGCAGGTTCAGTTGGACTAACTACGTGGGAGTTGAAAGACCACGTAGTTAATCCGAGAGATTACGGTGGACTGTCTGTGTTGGCACAGCAGAACAAATCCAACAAAACCTACTATCGTTCAACTCTTTTTTTTAGCTTGTTAAGGTCAGATGGCCTTCGGTTTCTCCACTCTCGGCGGTTCTTTGGGCGCTTGCACGTCAACCACTGTCACGCCGGTCTGCGTCTCCAAACTCTCAATATCTTGAAAATATGGGTCATACGTTTCCAGCTCGGGTGTCCGCCCCATCAGCGTATCAATCTGAAATTGCGGCAGGTTCTTGAGATTACGCAGGAAACGTAGGTCGCGCTTGAGTATGTCATTCTGCTCGGTGCTCATCCCCTCTTTGGTTTCCAAATCCTTGCGGAGCATACGGATATTGAGGTCTATCACCCGCTCAATCAGGAACTTCCAGCCCGGGTGATTTACCAGCCCTTGCAGGTCTTTAACCGCGATCCGGGCTTGCTCGGCATTTTGAAACGAAAGGAGTTTGAACTTAACGTTTTCCAACATACGCTTTTATTATACGGTGGGCTTATTTTTTTGTATAGTGGGCGACACCAATTTTTTAGTCACCTCGGGATTGGGCTGCGGCTGGCCTTGTCCGGGCTGTATCCCGGGCACGTTTCCTTGTGCGGCGGCGGTGGCCATAGCTTGCTGCTCCAACTGGCGCTGCTGGATTTTCTTTAACATCATAGCCCGCTTGTGCGCTTGGATATGAGCATATTTTGCCGAGGTATCGGCAGCTTTGTTGTGTATCTCAAGGTGGACGTTGTCGTCGTCATTCTCGTCCACTTCGGCTATTTTGTTGACGTTGAGCAGTTTGTTTTCATCGTCGGACTTCATCTCGTCAATCGTCGGCGGGAGTAAAATGTCCAGCTCGTCATTGTCCAGCCCGGCCAACCGACCAAGTTTCCGCAGTGCATAGCGCTTATTGGAGGTCGGGTCAGAAACGACTACACCGAGGTAATTATTCCATATCTGCAATTTCATCATTCGCTCGGCGTCAGCTACGGCCTTTGACTCAATCTCAATGTCCGGGTCAACCTCGGTGATGATGTTCTCGCGAGTGAACGGCCGGAACTTCGTGCCGAGTGCGCCCCGGATACGTACCATCTTTTTATCAATCCCGGCCTGAAAATGGGTCTTGTACAGTGAGTACCACTGCTGCCAAAAGCGTTTCTCTGACCAGCCGAACACTTTGGCGGTCAATGAGTAGCGCCGGTCTTTGTTGCCTTCAACGATCTGCGTTTCGCCGAGCGGCCGATCCTGCTGGTTCTGCATACCCTGCGCCATATCCGGCGTAGCTGTCGCTTTCTGCGCGGCCACGTCCATCATTTTCAGTATCCAGTCAGCGTCAGTGCCGATATGCGAGCGCTGCACCGGAGTCATCGCGCCATTGGTATCGCCGTCAACGGGAATGTGCTTATTAAAGCCGAAATCAAGGTCAAACCGATTCTTAATGCGGTTGGTATCGTACAGGTACATCGGGTGCAGGTTAGCTTTGATCCCCTTGAGGCCGAGGTTCTGAATGACCGCCCGGGCACGCTGCTTATCCTCAACAATGTCAGGCACGCTTACGCCGTCCCAGTCGTGGGAAATCGGGTACATTGCCCGGTCAATGATAGGTATAAAAATACTTGATAATTCGTGGTAACGGACGACAGTGCTTTGCTCATTGCCCAGCGTCACAAACACCCGCTTTCCTTTCCATATCGTAAACCACTCCAGCAGCCGGTGCTCTTGGTTGTCACCCTTTGAGGGATTGAAATTGCGGGGGTCGGCTAACCCCTGCGCTGCGGCACGGCGAGCCCGGTTCTGATCAACCTGCGACTCGGTGCTTGAGCCCTTTGAGTAATCCAGCGCGTTAAGATCAAAGTATACGCCAGCGTCCTCCATCTCCTGCTTTGTCAGCCGCACCTCACGGCCGCAGAAACGCGCCCGGTTGCGGCCTTTGCGGTCGCCGTTGACTGACTTGGCGCGGGGATCGCGCAGGAATGTCATCACGTCAATAATCTCGGGCAGTGGCACTTTCATCTGACGGTTAAACTCCATAAACAAGCATAGTGCACGTCCGAAAAAGCTGGCGTCCCAGTCCCACTCGTAGTCCAGCTCGTCCTTCCCCATATCGGAAAAATCGTACTTGGCAAGGTGGTTGATATTCTCGGCAGCGTCCACGTCGCCCTCCTCGCGCGGCACGAATAATGACGAGAGTTTATCGGTGTAGAGTGAAGCCAGTACGGTTTGGTGTGTGGAGAAAAGCAAAGGATCGCCAATAGCGTCCTTGTCACGCTTTTGGTTATTGTACAGCGTCAAACGCAGTGCCCACTCCTCCCATTTTGGCTTGAGGTAATCGTATGAGAGCTTGTATTCGGCTTTTATCTGCTCCACGAGGTTTCTAAAATCACCCGCTTTAGTGCGGTTCTCCAGCTTTACAAGCTCACTCTCAAGCTCGCTATCAAGTTTTTCCGGCTCGTAGGTTAATTTTTCCTCGGCCGGTTTAGTCATTGTCGCCATATTTCAAAGGTTTACTCGGCTGCTATTGAGCCCGGTACTTCCTTTTTTTCGTCCCACGTCACGTTAAAACGCTCGCTGTGTACGTTGGTCTCACTGTTGTACGATCCGCTAAACGCCACGGAGATAACGTTTTTGTTCTCCCGCAGCGCCTTGACTACTGACAGCATTTCCTCAATCGTTTTGGGGACGTAGGATTGGGTAACGGCACTTTTAGCCATAAAAATAAAGGTTATTTATTAAATGTTCCACGTGGAACAATTACTTGCGGTTGAGTCCGGCGCGGATATGAGCCGCGTTATTCTCGTCCTGCGATATTGTCTGTTTGGTATTTTCCTTGACGCTAACAATCTCCAGCACGGCCTCAAGGGGCTTGCCTTCTACCCAGCGATCGCGTCCGAGTGAAGTGACCTTAACCCGCGCATACACGTTAAAAACCTCGTCAATCGTCTTGCTTTTGAGCGAGGGCAGGTCTTTGCTGGTCAAGCGGATAGTGGGTTTCATCGGCGGCATTTCAGCCGGGGAGTCCGCGTGCATTGCTTTTGGCATAAAAAGGTTTATTTTATTAAATAAAACCACCGGCCGACTAATTTTTTGGCGCGGTGGTACAATACTGGCCAGATTTCGTTTTGGTTTGGGTGGTGAGCATAAGTTCTTATCTCCGTCTTTAGTATAACGCTACCTAAAAATTACGCAACATATGCACAGGTTGTGCACCGTGTCAAGACCCAGCCGGCGGCCGGAGTTGCACCGGCACTCTACGCATTACAGGTGCGTTGCTTTACTGATTAAGCTACGCCGGCTTAACGATAGTAAGGGTCAAAATCCTTGTCAGTCAGTTCCCCTGGTTGGATCGTACCTCGGCGCACGGCGGCTGCCAATGGTTCAAACTGCTGCTCCAGCGAGAGTATGCGCCCCAAGTTTTCAATCATATGGTCGTCTTTGTCCACGCCCTTGCCCGGAGAGTCCTTGCGGTCTTTGACTTTATCCGACTGCCACTCGTCCCAGCGCCAGTGCTCCATCTCCCAAATGTGCCGGTGCGTCGTGTCAAAAAAATACACCTCGGGCGTGACCACCATTTCGCTCCCGGCCATACGGTAATCAAGCGCGTCAATAATTCGCTGGTCAGAGGCCGAGCGGTGTTTGGTCGCTTGCTGGTAATGCAAACCGAATGACGCCAAACGCTGCGCCAAGTTCTTTTCGTTGTTGTGCTGATCAATGTTGAACGCGGCCGGGTCAGCCATACGTTTCACAATCCGGTAATTTTCTGCCTTCTGTTTGATACGCGAGGCCAGTTCCTGCGTGCCGCCCATACACTTGAGGTAGAGCTCGTCCACGACAAACTTTTGCAGGTACTTGTCTATGGCCACCCACGAAACAGCGTCGGGGTTCTGCGGGTGCGGGTCAAGCGCTTCAACCACGCAATACTCTTTTGGGTCAAGCTGGAACGGACGGATCACGTGTATCATTCGGGAAAACGATTTGAACACCAAACCAATGAGGTGCTGAAACTTCCCGTGTACGCGGGCTTGCATATCCTCCTCATTGTACTCCGAAATCATCAGCTCAATATCCTCGTGCCGCAAAAAGCCGCGCTCACCGTGCTCAATGCACGCCGTCTCCACGTCGGCCTCAATGACCGCGCGTATGCCTTTTTCAATGCGGGCAAGGATTGAGTCGTACAGCCAACCCGATCCAGTTAAAGGCGTCGCCGTAATCATCATCTTGCCGCCTTTCCTCAAGCGGGCAACGTTGGCCTTGAAAATGCGCTGCGGCGGCGGTTCATCAAACCACACCAGCCCGAGCGTGGCTGACTCAAACTCTTTGGCGTCTTGATCATACGTCATCAGCCATATCGTCCAGCCGGTGTCAGTGATCCATTCGTACTCGTAGTTTTTGCCGTGCTTGTTTATCGTGTAGCGCCCTTCGGGAAACCAGTCCTGCATTTCCGGTATGATGACCTGCGTGATGGTGGCCGGGTCAGAAACAATACGTATCTTTTTCGGGTACGGCCATTGCTTCAAAACAGGCAGGTCAAAAAATATGTTGGACGTTGGCCAGCACAGGTGAGCAATCATATTGACGCCGAGCAGGGTCTTACCGATACCGTTGGCAGCAAAAAACGCGGTGATGTAGTTGTTGTTTACCGCCGTGATAAACTTCTCGCCCGCGCCAGTCGGGACGTAATACAAATGCTTGCGGTGCGTGCGCTTCTTGAGTATGTGCCGCTTGTACTTGATCCGTTCGCGCTCGTAGTCCTCATTCGTTTTTACTTTGTCTATTATTTCAGTCATAAATAAATCCTTAACCGGACGGGGGTTGGAAAAAGACCTCGCCAAGCGGCGGGAGAAAAAACCAACCTGCGCGCCGGGGTATTTGGCCGGCCGCAGTGGGTGTCGCGCACCCAAGCCCCGCCCGATAAAACACTCATTTTGTTTTGATCAGGCCGATCTTTTGAAGGTACTCGCAAAAATCACCAGCCGTGCCACACACGTACTTTCCACCGCAATACTCCCATATGCGTTGAAACTCGGCCTGCTCGGGCGATTGAGTGCCAGTCGGGGACTTTACCTCAACCTGAATAACCACGCCCTTGATGAGCACGGTCAGATCGGGCAGTCCCTTTTTACGCCCTACTCCGGCAAGGTTTGCATACCAAAACCCGCCGATATTTTTCACTAAAGTTTTTACTCCCGCCTTTTCTATATTCTCGGGAGTTTCTTTTTGTCCCATATAAAATACCCTTTTATTTTCTCGTCCGACGTGGATAACGTACGCGTGCCGATCGTGCCCTTGATATAGTTCTGTTCAGTGATGACAATGCTGTCTGCTGCAACGGACTCAACGATTGCGACGTGCCAGCTTGCGGACTCGCTGGTAACGACGACGGACGTTTCAGTTGGACGGTCAAGTTTGATAAATTGATAGTCAGCGTAGTTTTCATAGAAGTTTTTGGCGCTGATCCACTCCACCACAGCATACCCGAGTCGCGCCTTCACGTAGTCAATGCACTGGCCATTGCCCACCTTCCCGACCGGCATTGGCAGTAAATCATTGTGCGCCGGCTCACTGACCAACGCAGCAGCGCGCACATACCCGTCCTCAATGCGCGTCACCGGCAGGTGCGGTGCTGGGGCTTCAATGCTCGCGTCTATTGCTGGCGTGATGAACAAACCGATCGCCAACAAGATAGCAAAAATTGGCATTGATTACTGCATTGGACGATTAACCGGCCGGTGCAGTTTCGCTCCCGGCGGCATTTCAAAATCAGGACGCGCCGTTTGTTTCCATTTCAAAAAACGGCCGTACGCAATGACAGCCCGGAGAGCAAAGATAACGGCCAACCCCCAAAATACCCACGACACGTGAGCGCCGTCATACTGTTTAGCGATAACGATAAAGAGCAATGAGAGCACTACGTTGAATTGAGCTTTGGTCATATTGATTTTTTAATGATTAGTCCCGGGGAGCGAGGCCGTGGCGGTAGGGCTTATCCGACCCGCCGCTTTCGTGCCGTTTGATTATTGCCGCCGCGCCGCCAGCTTTCGCCGCCGTTTCGTGGCAGGATTTTATGCTCCCATCAGCCCGGATCAATCCCCACGGGGTTGAGGCCGGACACTTTGACGTTTTCACAATTTTGTAAGGCATATGATTAAGCGTACCCCATCTAAAAAATATAGTAAAACGCCCTACCTCTTTTTGTGGGTTCGGGCTTTCTCCAGCTTTTTTTGTTTGGAAAACTTTTTGTAGCGCTCGGCCATCGGTTCGGTGTCAGCCAAACGCTCATCAAGCTCGGGCTCACTCATATCGTCAATGTCGTCCAGCCCCACCTTGACCTTTGTCGGGGCGTAGTTGCCCTGTATCTTGTGGTACTGATCCATTCCGATCGCGCGTATCCGGCCGTTCGGTGCGGCAAAGTACGCAATCTTTTTGCCGATGATCGGTACGGGCGCGATGGACAGCAGCCGGCAGCCCATTGCCTTAATAATCTCGGTGATTTTTTCATCAGCACACGCCAGCTCAAACGGAAAATTATCAAGCACCTCGGCCGTCATCAGCCCCTCCTGAATATCAACGTCCCGGTCGTTCTTAAAACGATCGTTCAGTGCCTCCTTGAACCCTTTGGTGTCAGTGATATTGTCCTTTGGGTGCTCTGATGTTGACTGGGAATATCCAACGCTGCGCGCCAACTCTCCCACCGTTGCTATTTTTCTGCCGTGGCGTAGGTTTTCGTGAACCGCGTCAGCCAGTGCCTTTTGTCTTTTTGTTGCCATATGCCTTAATTATCACGCTTTCCAAAATATCGTCAACCAATTTCACCGTGTCAGTAAAATGGTTTGTCCACACCTCTCTTAATTATTATTATTTCTTAATATAATACAGTAGTAGTAATAGGCGAGTGGACAACTCGCGAAAAGTGACGAACCGGTTGTAAGATTAGCCAAAAATGCCTGTTGATTTGCTGGGGACTACCTGTGTATAACCTGTTGGCTGAAAGTGCATAAACATTGGCTTTTTGTGTTGTTTCCAAACTGTCCACATTGTTATCCACAGCTTACGCACTGCTACGCGCACCCGGCCTATTACAACATAGCGACCCGCCAAGCTGTAATACTAAAGCACGTAGCCCATTACCCGGCAGTACCAGTCCATCACCAGCTCAATCCAGCCAAACATCACCAGCATAATTATCACGGCTATCCCGGCGACCATCCACCAAAACGCTCCCGAGTCGTCCTCTTTTTTCTCATTGAAATTGGCCATATTATTGTGGGTTAGCTAAATTATATAGCTTGCAGTACGCGGTCTTGGCTGCTGCCCGCTCCTCCCAGTGATCGTAGTGGTTACGGACGTGACTATCCCGCTCGGCTATCGCTTCGCCGCAGAGCGTGATGAGCCAGCGCAGCTCGTCGGCCGTGAAGTATTTACGGTGTTGCTTTCGGGTGATGGGTTCTGTCATTGCGTATTTTCGGTAATTTATAAATATGCAGGCCGCCTCGCTTGCTCATCTGCCAGCAAAGCATTGAGAAAAGCAGGTTTGAGTCCAGTGCCGCAACTATACTCTCATTGCCTGACCAGCCGCCAGTCACCAGTCGCAGCGTCTTAATGCGCCGACCAGTCAATCTCGCATACTCCGGCCAGTGCCACAAACGCTGCACATACTCCATCAGCTCCGCATAGTCCTCCCGCTTTTTGAACTTCCAGTTTTTGATTTTCCGCAGCTCGGCCTGCGTTGGGTATTCCCTATCCATTGTCGTTGTCTCCCAGCGTTACCCTCGGGTCAATCTCCTTGTCGTTCGCCGGATCGCCCAGTGGGTCAATCCTGATGTTTTTCGGCTTCACCCAAAACCGCGTCAGATAAAACCCAAACTGAACATACCCCAGCCCGAACCATATCTTGACCTGAAAAACGTCTCCCGGCCGGTTGTACAGCCCGTGGTAGTGAAAAACATTGAGCAGCGCCGGGTGCGTAGCTATCCCCTCACGCTCAATACGTATGATGTAGCCACCGATCCGCCGCAGCAGCATACCGCACCAGCTCAAAATCGCACCGAACAGCGTATCTCCCCGGACGATAATGCCTCCCTGATCAATAACCCAGTAATCCTTTTCGTCCGGCCGTGCGTGGAAAATGACGCGCTTAATCATATTTTGGTCTCCTTTTATTATCGTATTTAACGTTCGTCCCTGCTTGAAGTAAATCACCATCAGGCGTGTAGTGATAACGGACAGATTTTTCTTTCGCCAAGTGACTGAAATGCCGCGCCAAGCACCGGCCGTTACAGAATTGGTACACTCCGGCCGTAAATGAGTCGTGTTGCCAGTGCTGCACGTAATTCAGGTGATTTGACACCCAGCCCGAGGGCTTTCCGAAAATGACGCTGATGTGCGGCCGTGAGATTTTATCACCATCTGACAATACCCGGCCGCAGGTATCGCAGGAATAGATTGTTTTTCTCATTTGTTTAGTCCCTTAATTTTTTCCTTAAACTCGTACAGAATAAACTCAAAATTGTCAGCAAGCCGCCGCGCTCCAATCTTTGAACTGCCCCGGTTGGTAACACGCCCGATTTCAATATGGCCGATCACGGTCATCAGTTTGCGCTTGAGCCACTGACGGGCTTTTTCCTCTTGGTGTGTAATCATTGTTTTGCTTCTCCTTTCTCCGAGTCAGCGTGAAAATGTTTACATACGCAGTGCTGGCAAGGATCAGGCGCTTCTCCGGTATCATAATCTGCCTGCGTGCAAAGGTGCTGGTTGTAGTGGCACTCTAAATCGTGGCCACAAATACATTTTTTTTCCATACGTTTTTAGCTTAATTTTTTAATCAATGCGACGATCTGTTCTTTGGTCATCTGACTGATGTGCAGCGCCGGAGCGTTGTGCGACAGCCAGTTGTAGCGTTTGGCCTTGCAGGGAAACCGCGCCTCAAGCAGCGCGTGCGCCTTGCCACGCAGGTACTGATATGACCATAGTGCGAGCTGTGCGTGGTGCGACCTCATTTGTGGATAAACAAAAGTGCTAATATCGCCCCACCGAGCACACCAGCAATGTAGCCGAAAATAAAACCAGTACGGTATGACTTGTTGGCTTGCTTGAGTTGCTGTTCTGTAAAACTGAACATATCAATCGGATCGTTAAAATCTCCCTGCTCAAGGTCAGTCCCCCTCTCTGTTTCGTGGCGCTCCGACCAGTAATACCATATCTGATCGCCCCTAAAATCAATAGAGAGTAGGTCTACCATTTTATTTTTTCCTTTGTGCCACACTTTCGGGAGCTGCCCGGGGATATGATTGATGAAAATGGACATACTATTTTTTCCCTTCAAAGGCCTTGTCGTAGCCCCTCTTAAACAATTTAGCTTTGGGGCACGTTGCCCAGTGCGGAATATACCCGCGCACTGTCTCGCCCTCTTTGGTCACGATCGTCACACCGGCCGGGTCAACCGGCATACTCTTGCCGGCCTTCGTTTTAACCCACTCAATGTACACGCCGCAACCCATACAGACATTTGGCTCTCGTTGTGTTTGCATATTATTTTTTCATTAACAATGACATTATTCGTTTTGCGCCCTCGGGGTCTTTGAGGTACTTCTTTTTCGGGAACAGGCCGAGGTCAGCAAGATTGGCAAACGGAAACGTCCGGGTCGCCTCCTCGGGAAAATGCGTGCAGACCATCTCCTTACACGTCCCGAACAGTCGGCATATCCCCGGCCTGACCGGGTAGATAGCGCAGCCCTTATCAGTCAGGTACGCGCACTTGATGGTCTTTTCGTTATCGTAGTACACCAACGGATCATAATCGTTGGGGAGAAAATACGAACCGTCCGGCAGCCGTTGTTTCTTTTTCATCAGTGGCAGCTTCAACCGGTGGATAATAATGTGCCAGTTGATCGCCCGAGCTTCACGCGCGCTGCACCCGGAGATAGTGCAGCACTCAAACTTGCACTGTCCGCTTTTGCACGCGCCGTCGCACTTCCCGGGAGTCATTGACGGCAGTTGCTCGTAGATTTTTTTAAGTGATTTTCTCATTCTCGGATTTTATTAAACGCTCGGTCAAATCTTTAACGACGTGCTCGGCTATAATACGCAGCGTAAAAAACCGCAACTGCTCAATATCCTTCTCCTTTGCGACCCACTCAACCAATTTCAGGTACTCACTCCAGCCGGCGCGTATCCTTTTCACTTTGCTTGGCCTCAATAAATCACGTAAATCGGCTTTCAATGATTTTTTTGCCATATTAGTAATACCCTTCCCCGCCGCAAAGCGGACAATCGTGCCGGTCTTTGGTCTTTTTGTGCCGGCTGATCCATAGCCGTATCTTTTTACGGCCGTGGCATTTCGGACAGCGGGGCTTGACCGAGTCCTTTGGCGCTGGCTTCCGCCACCGGCGGAGCAGTAACTCAAACAATTTTTTGAACCACGTAATCATAGTTATAATTTATAATAGGTGCGTCTTAAATCCTTCCAATTCGGAAACACGTACACGCCCTCAAAGTGGTCAATCTCGTGCTGGAAAATCTGCGCCATCACTCCGGTAAACGACCGGTGCTTGAACTGGGTCAGCGTCAGCTCCTGCGTAATGGCGTTGCGCTCTATCTGCTGGTAGTCCACCTCAATTTTATTGTACCTATCAACCGGTTGATTGGCCAGTCCGAGAAACGTCACGCAGCCCTCCTCCTTGCGTACCTTGACTGACGTGTGCCGCGTGATTTTTGGGTTGACAATAACGAAGCTGCGGTCAATCAGCTCAATGTTATCGCGTATTGTTTTGGACTGCGGGCAGAACGTGAAAAAACGGAGCGGATCGCGTTGGTCAACCTGCGGGTGAGAGATGGCGTACACCTCGGTTACCACTTTACGCAGCAGCATTGCTCCGGCCAGTATGACCATCTGCTGCGCCACGGTCTTGATCCGCTTGAGGTCTTTGTCTGTCACGTCCCGGCTCTTTTTGCCGTGCGGCTTGACCAGCGAGATTTGCGGTACTGTTCGGAAAGGGTTAATAATACGGTCAATTATAGACATATTATTTTTTGTTTACTTCGTGAGTAGTGATAGGGCTGCCGTCAACGTGGCCAGTGACCGTCACCTCGTCAACGACCACATAGACGCGTGACGACCAGTTGCCCAAAAACTCTTTGACCTTTTTTTGCTTGAAACTAAAATCGCTCAATGGCGCTGGCATATAAGGATTAAGCGGGTCAGAGCTATTGTGTTTTTCGTAGAGCGCCTTTCTCTCCAAAAAATTGATCTCCAAAATGTTGACGACTCGCTGCTCTTTTTTGTGCCACGCTTGCAGCATTGGTGGTGTGATTGCCATAATCTTTTTTCATTAGTGGTTAAAAACTCATTGACGCTTGGTGCACTTCCGGCTGGTAATTCTTAAGGTTGTCGCCGTGCACTGTGCCGCATATTGGGCACACTGTCCGCAGCAGCCGGTTAATCCCAGTGCGGACAACTCGCCTGACCTGTCCTTTCCAGTCGTAAACGTGCCGGCTCTCTCTCGGGTCAAAATGTAGTGGAAATCGGTGGCCGCACGTCTGACACACCAGCTCCGGGTACACCTTGATTAGTTGTTTGTTTTTCGCCTCCATAGTATTCTCTCGTTAATTTTTGATGAAGGGTGAGTACCGCTAAAGCAACATCCTCAAAGAACGGGTCTTTTTGATCCGCGCCTTTCAGGTGGTCGCGCAGGAGATTTTTCAAAAGCTGGGCAGCACCTTCTACCATCAAGTAATTCAATTCCTTGAGTAGCGGTTCGTGGTCGGCGATCACCCGGACGTCAACCTCGCCCTTTTTAAGTGAATAAATTATAGCTAAACCTTGTATTTCCATAAAACGTTAATTTGTTCGTTGGGTAGGAATGTCTAATAATTTTCCCTGCCTTTCCCTTGTTTCGCTGGCCAATTTTTCCTTGATCTGCTTAATGTGTTTGCACGTCATTTTGTAATTAAATGAAGGGCAGTCACAAATGAAACGGTAACCGAGATCGTAAACAGTATACTTGCGGCCATAGGTAGTTTCACTGTCTATTTTCCATTTTTTCTCCTTGTGTAAAACAGTGCCTATGCCTTCTACCACACCAGTTGAAGTCCGTAATGCTTCCGGGTAATTGGCCGAACTGTCGGGCTCACTAAAACTCAAACCCAGTTTATTAAATCCACCTTGCATACCTTCCAACGCTTCCTGCTGTTTGTTTATCCGACCCTGAAAAGATGTCACAAACTCCGATAATTCTTTATTCAAACGGGCGTAATAATATCCACCACTTTGAGCGCAGATCGGGTATCCTTTGCAGCGTAACGCATTGATGATTGCCCGAATGTCAGCACCTTCTTTTCCGCTATCACGCTCTTTTAAGTTTAACTGTTTTGTGATGGCCAACCCGGTAATGGGGTTGCTTTTGTCGTGCAAGGCAATAATTTTCAATGCCTGATCTTGGTAATACGTTAATTGGTTGTTTGTAGACATAGGACTGATCCTCGTACCCCCGCCCCGCCCCCGGGAAGGTGGGAGCGGAGCAGGAGTATCGTCAATTACTTTTTACCTTTGGCTTCGTCGGCCGCTTTGCCGATTTTCTTGCCAACGTCGCTCTTGGCTTTCGGCTCAAACTTGTCGCCTTCCGCTTCGGCCTTTGCTTTGTCCGCCTGACACTTGGCAATGTAGTCCTGCAATTCAATCAGTTTGGTCGGGAGCTGCGACAACGGGGTCTCGGTGGCCTTTGTCCACGACCGCGTACCGAACACCGCCTCCAGTATGTCAATCTTAAACTTTTTCTCGGCGGCTGATTGCCCGGGCGCTGCCTGTACCATTATGCCCTCAATTTCCTCAAGGAGCATACGCTTCTCTTTGGCTTTGGCCGTACCCTCATCGGTCATATCAAACAAACTGCCGGTGTCGCCTTCTTTGCGTTCATCAAACGGATCAATCTCGTCTTTGGTGTCAGTGAGGAAATCAACAATCGGCTCAAAATCTTTGAACGTCGGATTGACGAAGGTCTTGCCGTCCAACAGGTTAGACCGGTCTTTGAGGATCGTGGCTTGGCGGTACACTTTCTTGACGTCCTTATCCATTATCTCCTCAAACCGCTCCATCAAAAGCAGCAAGTCCGGCTCGTACGCGGTCTCGCCCTCAACCTTCATTTTGACGCCAGTTTTCACCAGTTGCTTTTTGCCCGTGCCTTCCACGTCCTGAAAGTCGTACTCAAACCCGGCGCGGCCGCACATTATGATATGCAGGTTCGCGCGTAAAAACGCCTCGGTGAAACGAGCCCACATACTCTTGATCGGCGACCAGTCCTGAAAGGTGAGCTGCTTCCGGCCGGTTCGTAACTGATAACTCTCGGTCAGATCACGCCACACGTGGGAGATGGAGTCAATGATTAGTACGCTGGCTGACTGTTCGGCCACTTCCAGCGCCGTCAACAGATCGGCGAAACTCTTTGACTCTTTGACCATTGCCTCAATGTGGTCGTCGGCAAAAAACTTTTTCAAGAACTTTGACGTTTTCTCGGTGTCAAAGATGGCGATTGGTTTGGTGTACCCGAACTTTTGGTACAGTCCTTTCGCAATCAACGCTGCGGTGAAGGTCTTGCCCGATCCTGCAAAGCCCTCAATGCCAACTTTTAAAACAGGCAGCGTATTCTTAATGTCCGAAAAGAACGATGGCTTTAGTGTTTGTTTTGGTGTTTGCACCCCTGCTTGGGGTAGAGATGTTTGCTGTGCCATAATCTTTTTTCATTAAACTTGATTAGACCTCGTGCACGTGATACCACACGGCACTGCGCGAGCACCTGACCTCTTTGGCGATTGCCCGCTCGCTCATACCCTTTTTGTGCAGGGCTTTGATTTTGGCAACCTTTTTCGCTGTTAGCTTTTTCATACGCTTTTTATAAGTGAGTTAATTAGTTTTTTTGCTCTTGCGCCGGTGCAGCTTTCCGATCTTTGAGAAATGCGACCTGCCCCGCTTTTTCAGCGTGGCCATTCCCCCCAGTCGGCCTAACTCACTGGCGCTCCGATTTTTCGCCATACTCTTTATTGGTTAATGTTTATCAACAAGCAGTTGTTAGTATAGCAAGCGCTTGTATAATGGTCAATGTGGATAACTTTGGCCGGCTATTATTGCCAACTCCTCCTCAATCTCCTCGTAGTATTTACACTCATCACAACCCATTACGGCCTTACCCTCAACGTGACAGATAGCGAGCGTACCTCGGAAACAACGCGGGCATTGTTTGGCCGGCTCTCCCCAGTAGCCGCAGTTTGAGCAGCGTATCTTGTCGCGCACTTCCTCGTCCTCGGGGATCACCAGCTCCTCACCGCAATTAGCGCACGTCTTGGTTTGCATTGGTTTTTATTAGTGGTTTAATTCGTGACCGTGTTTCAGTGAACACGTCAACCTGATGACCAGTTTTTTCAGCGTGCCGGCGAGCCAAAACATTTGCTGTCATAGTACATTCGTACCACGTACAATCGGTGCAATATGCCGATCGCTCCTCTATACCTCGTTTGTACGATTTAACTCTCATAAACATATTCGTTTACCTTTCTTAACCAGTCGGGATTGCAGGGCTGAACGTACACCCCGCACATCTGCTCCGGCGTCTGACCTTTATACCGCCGGGCTAAAAGAGCAGCGATTGATTTTATTCCGTACTCGTCCGTGTAGTAGCAACGCAGATAGCTCCCGTCATCACGCTGACCGGCCGGTGGCTTGATCCCCCAGTAGTTGTGGCAGTTGACGTCATAGTCAAGATAAAAAGCACGACCGAGTGAACTCTCCGCGTCAGCAATGCCGATAATCAGTTTCCAGTCCACCTTGTACTCGGCCGCAGTGTTGACGATCAGCTCCCCAAGTCCAGCCATCGGACTACCAGCGAGCATTGCCTCGGCCTGCGCTTCGGGTTCGTCAGGGCATACCACGCTGTCCAACCCGCACATATCGCGCTCCGTAGCGTATGTACGTGCGATTTCCGGGGTTTTAACCTCGGGGGTGGTAGATTGTGCCATTCCAGCCCCGGCAGCTAAAATAAGGGCAAATCCTGCAAAGGCCAACCAAACCACGGCGAGCCCCGCTTCGCGTGATGTTTTCCGTAATGGCTTGAGTGAAATGAGCCGAGCTGACTCCCGCTCCTCGCGGTGCAGTTTCTTGATGAGATGGCCGGCACGTGACCGGCTGCGCTGTAATTCCTTTTTTGACTCTTGAATAGACATAGTTTTTATTTTAGTTTTTTAGTTTAACGATTGAAAGATTTTTGTTTTCTGCACTAAACCTGAACGCGACTGTATATTTTTTCTTTGGCGTGACGTCAATGACGAGTATCCCATTTTGAAACGTCAGCCGCACCCGCGCCTCAATATGCGAGTAATGGTTTGAACCTTTGACTTTGATCACCCGGGAGTGCGGCGCGCAGTACCGGAGCGGGACGAGCACAATGTTCGGGCGTTGGTCTTGTCGTGCCATACGTTTTAATTTATGCGGGTTAGTTTGACGCTAAAAGAACTGCCGACCATTTCACGGGTCTTGGCAGTTTTCATTCCTTTGATTAACCTGATCGCTTGGCCGATAGCGCCATTGACGCTCCCGGCTTGGATCGGGTCATTGATGGATACTGGCCGACCGTTTACCCACGCCTCTGCCCGGTATCCTCGTTGTGTTGCTTGCTGTGCCATATACTTTTTTGGTTAATAATAATCTCACTACTGGGTAGTATATCACATCAACAAGCGCTTGTCAAACCCCACTTATCCACAGCAAGCGCTTGTACAACAAAAGAGACGCCACGATAAACGACGTCTCTTTTTTTATAATTTTATGCCGCGCCGGTCGGTGCTGTCGGAGGCAATGACGCTGTACCTTTCCACTTGCTGAAAAAATCGCTGACGAAATTACTGCCTCGGCCTATGATGAGCCCGGTGACGACGTAACCAACGTACGGCGAGAAGGCGTGGAAACCAAACTGACCCATCAGGTCAAGTTTGTAAACAAGGGCAAAGACAATGCCCAGTGTCAATGCAACATACCTGATCCACCAGCCACCAGTCCACTGTTTGAACACGTACTCAACCAGCCCCTCAATAAATACTGCTGCCATTAAGAATGTTAGGAACTCCATTTTATTCACCCCCTTTCTAATATCCGTCCAGCATATAGCCGGCGTCCTTATCAAACCAGTCGGCCGGCAATATGTGAAAACCGAAAATCGGCGGGACGAACGCGATTAAAAAAAATAATGCCCAAAGTAAAAAAACAATAACGCCAAAGGTGTGCTGCCAGTTGGCTGACTTCGGGTGGTACGGTGCTGAAATTATTGCTGCTCGTCTTTCCATTTGAGTATGCGCGCTTGCGCTTCTTTTTTGGTTATCTTTTTATCCTTGAGTAGAATAAATAATTTTTGCTCAACGGCTGCTTTCTTTTGGTTGTCCTCGGTCGGCAGCACCTGCAGGTTGGTCTCGTCGTTCGTGCCACCAAGCGAGAGCGGTATGATATGGTCAATAACCGTATTTTTGTCGCCCTGATCCAATAGTCCCAAAAAGTCCTTGCGTTTAAGAATGACAGCGTCACCGGTGACCTTCCGTAATTGCTCCTCGGTGAATATCGCCCGCAGCGTATTTTCCGGGTCAGTGACAATGCCCCGGCCGGCTAACGCTACTTTTTCAAAGATATTTTTCGGAGCGTCAGCCGTTTCCTCATATCCACTGGCCTTTATCTTTGACTTAATTGTTGCAGTTGGTTTAATTTTGTCAATCTCGTCATACAATTTTGTGAGCATTGGGTCAAGGGTCTCCAGCGACTGATGTTTCTGCAACCCGAGTAAAATATCGTAGTTGAGCTGGCGTATATTGTCAGGCAGATTGATGGCGTTCTCCTTGATCATTGCCCGTTCGTCAGCCAGTGCGTCACCCATATCGTTGAAAAAAGAGTTTTCAGCTTTGAGTTTGAAATAGTCGTCGTCCGAAACGGTGTCGTCGTCCTTGATTTTTGCCCACTGCTGGTTGACCAGCGTGCGCTGTTCGTAAAAATCATTGTACGCACGGCCGGACATTACGAATGAGTCCTCTCCCCGGTAAATCGGATTGCTCGGGAAGTTGCCGACAAGCATTGACGAGGCCACGCCGCCCTGCTGCTTTATCCAGTAATCAATCAGCATAGGCGACATATTGAGCAGCTTGCCGGCGAACTTGGCCACGCCCGAGGTATAGTTGGTGTACTGATCCTCGGCCGGCTTTTCTTTGAGGTAATCAGGTACGATCGGCAGCACGTCAGGGTATGTCTTGACGTTGGCCGCTACCTGCACGCTTGGTTTCAGGAGCTGCGGTATCCACCCGAGCACCAGCTTTTTCGGTTCGGTCAGATTGAGCTGATCAGGCAACCACGCGGTCGCGGCTTCGGCGTAGTCCTTGAACGTGCTCTCATTGTAACCGTAGTGCGAGAACACATAGAGCTGTGCGACAGCGATAATTGAGCCAAAGATTTCAGGCACGCGCAGACGAATAAATCCGTCTCCATTCGGGGTCGGTATGTAGAGTCCCCGGGTTAATTCACGCACCGGCGTATTGGCCAGTTGCCGTTTTTGTTTGTCCGACGCCTTAACCATCGTCCATATTGAAGCAATGACGCCAGCCAATATCACCATTGCGGCCGTACCGCCCAGCCGGGCAGGATTTTCTTTAGCTGTTACAGCAAACTTGTACATCACCTCCAAAGCCGCATTGAAATACGGTATGCTCTTAACGTATTCAAAACCAACACGCCCACCCAAACGTCCGTGCAGTTGGAATGGCACGGTCACTTGTGCCGCAAGGTACATAGCGACTGACATTGGTTTGCCTTGTTTAACTGCTCGGGTATATTCACTCATACGAGTCATTATCTCCGACAGGTTTGACGGCGTCTCTAACACTCCGAGTGAACCATCAACCACATTGGCCACCTTCCGCAAAAACGTTTCCTTGCCTGATAATCTCTTGGCCAGCTCCTCGGGAGACAGGTCATAGGACGCGGCGAGTGTTTGGCGCTGACCGCCAAGCAGTTTGTATTGCAGCGCGTACTCATTTTTTGTAATCCAGTGCACCAGCCCTTTGATCGGGTCAATGATTGGCTTTGAACCTGTTTTTGTTTGCGATAACATAGCGAATTGGTCAACAGTGAAGTTGCCGGCCGCAAAGAACGGGTTGGCTGACGTGGTCAACCGGGTAAAAAATGAAGTCGGGATACGCAGCAGCAGCGCCATATTGTCCACCTCTTTCGGCTGAAAAATCTTGGCCACGGCAATAAACTCGGGCGCGGCTTTGTAAAACCTGCGCTTGCCGCCGACGAATACCCGGATCACATTCGGGTCGTGCTCCTGCGGAAAACTCACGCGGCCTTTCGCGTCCACGGCCGCCGTCGCTTCCAGCTCCTCAAAACGCTGCGCCACTACCGGGTTTTTGATGGCAAGGTCGCGCACCTTTGACCATAAAAGATTTTCCAATCCTTTGCTGATGGTCTCGGTAATGGCCATCTGTTGATTGTATACCGGGCTGATAATGTCCAACTCGCCGCCTTTGCGCGCCGCCAAGCTGGATACTTTTGATTTTGACGTGGAGACAGTGCCGACGCGCGCCTCAAGGTCGTCCTCAATGTAGCGGCGAAACGACGCGTACCCTTTGTTGCTCATAAACTCGGCCGCCTTTGCCGCGTCAATCAGGCCGGTGTTGTACATAAAGGTCACCATCTTTTTATTGACGTCGTCGTAAATTGCCACCGGTGCGGCAAACTCCCCGGCGTACATATCCACCGTGGCCTGCGCGTCCTGTATAGAAAAGTCATCTCTCTTGATTATTTGGTCTACCTCGTCGGCGCGTTTCTCCAGCTCCCGCATTATCGTCAGGTCAGCGATCGCCGAGGCGTCGCGTTCAGCCGCGCGTTTTGACAGCCCGGGTTCTTTGGCCTTAATGACCGCAATACGGTCTTTCAAGTCCTGCAAAATCTTGTAGCCATTGAGCACCCGGCGGGCGATCAGGTAAATATCAAACTCCTTGTCGCGCTTGCCGACCATTTTCATATAGTCGGAAACAGTACCGGGCATAAAAATCCAGTTGCCGTCCGGCTTGACTATCGGCGTGGCCTCTCCCCGCAGCCAGTTGGCGGCGATGGAGTTTTTGTTCATAAAGTTGAACGCCTGTACCGTCGGATCGTCCCACGTATTCTGCACCCCGGACAATTTCGCGTAGCGCTTAAAGGGTTCAAGAAAATTGAACGCTTCAAACACGAGACGCTGCGACAGCGTAAATCCTGATTTTTGTTTGACCACTTCCTTGCCGTTGCGGATACGCGACCCGATCCGTTGGTCAGGTGAGAGCCGGGCGTACCGCTCCACCAGTTTGTTGACCATCTCCAATAGCCGGCCGATGTCATTGCTGAAAAAGCTGCCGCCGGGTTGGATAAATTGATTGAACAGCGCCGGGTACTTTTCTTTGATATACGCCGGCCGGTAAAAATAATACTCAACCAGCGTGGCAAAACCCTCCTTCATTCTTTTTTCCAGTGAGTGCTCGCGCTTGGCGTGCGGGTAAAACTCCACGTACAGGTCAGTGAGTTGCCGGCGTATCTTTTGGCCGTGACCGGTGACCTTGACCATATTGTCGGTAATGCCGTACTTGTCGTCTATGGCGTGCGCGCCTTCGTGGGTGGCCACCAGCACGTTATACAACGCCTGCACGCGAATACTCTTTGACTGGTGCTTGTACAACCCGCCATATTTGGCTTTTAAGTCCTTTTCGCGTATCGGTATCCTGAACTCCGTGAGTATGTTCTGCACCTCTTGGCTGATTTTGAACGCCGGCTCTACCGGTTCACCGGTTCGCAGTCGCTCGGTGAGCAGGTCTGATGTTTTAAGATTGCCTATGCTGGCCAGCGCTCCGCCCGGTACGCCTAACCCTTTGGCCATTTCGGTTACCTTTGTTTCAACCAACACGCCGCCCTCACTGTCCCGGGCGATAATTCGGTAATTATCAACCTGCACCTCCTCAACCTCGCCATACTGTTCGGCCGCTTTACGAGTCGTCGTGAGCCACTGCACGCGTTCTGCCGGTATACTTCGTAAAGCAATACCCGGCTCGGCAACAATGTCAGCGTTGCCTAATTCCTTTTTCTCATATTGTAAAATGTCCATCGCGGTTTTGCCTCTTGGCGCTGCGCCTTCACCGCCGCCCCGATAAAATGTAGTAACCCCAGTCGCCGCTTTGAGTTTCGGTTTGATGTGCTCCTCTATCGCCTTTTCGCTTTTCTCAACCAGCACTGCTTGACGGCCGGCTTTGACCGCCTGCTCCCCGGTGACACCACTGCCAGCGAACGGATCAAGGACGACGTCGCCCTCTTTGGTGGTCATCTCAATAAGTTTTTTGAGCATAGCGGCCGGCTTTTCTGTCTGGTATCCCTTCGGCCGTATCAGCTTAAATTGCAGGTCTTGGTCTTTGACTGGTTTGAGTGCCGCGTCCAGTTTCCCGCTTTGCGTCAACAGGATCAAGCCCTCGGGCTCAATCACGTCGCCGCGCATATTACGCACTTGAGTAATGCCGTCCTTCTGCGTCTTGGTGTACTCTCCCCGGGCGACCGGCACGAACCCAGCGCCGAGAATTGTATCGGTGTAGCGCTGCATTTCCACTAAACCCGATCGGGCTTGCGAGTACATATAAAACACCGGCGTATCTTTTGTCCGTGAAATTGTGGCGATAGCTTTTGAGACAACGTCAAACTGTTCCGGGCTGATGGTATCAAACTTAACTCCCCGATTGCCGCCGGTTACGGCCGGCGTCTTGTAGGGTATGTCAAGGAAAATCATATCGGCTTTGAAGCCGTCAGCCGCCAGTTTCGGCAGCGTCTCAACAGCGTCGCCAGTGTGGACGTAGGCAATGTCCTGACCGTTGCGCGACAAAACATAGACGCCCTTGTCAACGCGCTCAAACGTGCCCTCTTTCGTGCCCACGCCGAGGATACGCCGCACGTTCGGCTCAAGTATCTTGGTCTCCTCGGCGATCTGCTTTACGCTTTTTGGCTGTCCGGCGACTGCTTCTTTGACAACCTCTTTTTGAGGTTTAACAGCAGCTTGAGCTTCGCCAGCAGCACCTGCGCCCTGCTTGGTTTGTTCATAGGTTTGTATCTCGTTAGTTGTTTTTTTAATTGACTCGTCTACTTTTTTTGTTTCGGCTTCGTCAAAAATCGTGTCAATGTCCTTGCCAAACTCGGTATCCAATTCCGCTTTGGCCTCACCGAACGCGGCAAACTGATCGGACACTAAATTATACAGCCGCACCTCATCAGCTTTGGTCGGCACTGTACCCGCGTAAATGTGGTTAAGCACCGGCTCAAACAGTTTCGTCTTGCGTAATTCCTCGGGCAAAAAGTCGGGGATTGAGGTTGGCCGGCCGATAACGCCGTTGATGTAGCCCTCCTCGTCCTTCGTGAAAAATCTTTGACCGCCTTCGGCTGTGGCCAGCGACTCCAACACGTACGCCTCAAACTCCGCTTTGGCGCTGTTCTCGTCCGGGCTGGTCAGTTTTATCTGCTCAATGACGATCGGCTTTTCACGCTTCACTTTTGGCTGGGTTGTTTCCAGCACCGGTTGTTTTGTTGTTTGGTATTTGTTGATGGCCTGCCGGATCAGCTTTATCTCCTGCGCTGCCTCGGGCGACGTGGCCACGGTTTCCTGTTTGGCTGCAAAGTCCTCAACGGCCGCAATGCCGGCGTCAATCGCTTCCTGTTTGCTGTTATACACCTGCGACCCGAACGGTATCTGTAATGACTCACTGCCGACTGTTGAGCGCACGTCCACCGAGTGATAACCATTGGCGTACTCAACCGTGTGGATTTGCACCGGCACGGGCGTCTCCATCGGGATACCCTCTTTCTGTAAAACAATCACCGGCTCTTTGCTTTTTTGCTCGTACTGCTCCTTGCCTTGCTGTACTTCACTTACTTGCTCGGCGATCGGCTGCTCAATCTCGCTTTGCTGCTTGACGTTGGCCTGAATACCAAAACCGTACATTTTATTGGCAACACCCAGCGCCTCGCTGACCGTCTTGCCACTGTCCAACTGTTCAATTATCTTGGCCGTGTACTTTGATTTTGTTTGGCTGGTTGCGGTCTTGAATGAGTCCGGCAGGTTATCCAGCACCTCAACGATCCGTGTATCGGTAATACTGCCCTTCACGCCATATTGAATTGCGTGGAGCTGCGAGAGAGTGTCCAAAAATGCTTCGGCTTCTTTGCGTGTTTTTTGGCCAGCGCCTGAACCGGTGAGGCGGCTAATAGTCATTTCCCGGCTGAACTCATTAACTCGGTCATACTCCCGTTTGTAGCCCGGGTACTTGCCAGCCAATGCTTCAAACAATCCGTTGACCAAACTGTTGACGGCCACGTCGTATACGTCCTGCTGGTTGATTTTTCCGTCCTCAACCAATTTGGCGGTAGTGGTGTATGCGGCAGTTGCACCGACTGCGCCGACAACGCGAGGTAGTGTTTTCACGCCACCGGTCGCGCCCCCGAGTGCTAACCCCATACCAAAACCTTTGGCGGTCTCGGCCACAATCTTGCCGGGTTTGATTTTCCCGGCCTGTATCTGATCCAGTGTTTCTGTCAGGAAATTACTGGAGGCAAAAATTGAACCAATGCCGGCCGCCTTTGGTATGGCTCGCTGCAAATACTTTGGCAGCAGGTATTTCGTGCCACCGAGCGCTTTATTAGCCACGGCTTCTCCTTTCAATCCAACGCTGGCTTGCCCGAGTAGCCACAAGTTTGCGAGGTCGCCGGCGAACGAACCGATCGCCGTTTCAAGCGGCCGTTGCTCTTTGGCCAATTCCCAGCGCGTCTTATTCGGGCTTTCAATGCCCACCTTCTCCAACGCTACGATCGCCAGCTTCGTCGGTAAAAAAGAATTGGCAAAACCGTATATGCTGATGTCTGCGCCACCGAGTACGCGCTCGGAAAACACCGGCTTGGCAATAACCTCACGCGCTTTGGCTGTCTGCGTTTCGGTCATTCCCTCGCCGACCTTGAACACCATCGCCCCAGCTTTCGTTTTTGGTTTGGTTATATCCTTAACGAACGCGGCCGGCGTCGGGTACTTCTTGAAAAAGTCGCCGACACGTTCAAACAAACCGGGCTTTTCGGGCTCAATCGGTTTGCTGACCGTAGTGGTCGTAGTGGGAGTCGCTGCCGGTTGCTCTTGTTTTATTTTCGTATCGCGTCGTTGGCGCAACTCCTCAACGTAGCTGGTTGGTTTTGCTTGAACGGTCGGGGGTGGAGTGGTTATCTTTGTCTGCGTGGTTTTGGTGGTCTGCTGTTGCTGCTCTAATTGTTTTTGCTTTTGCTCCTCCTCCCGGCGTTTCCGCAATTCGTCAAGGTAGCTCATAGCTTTATCTTTTTTTCGTTCCTTGCTTTACACCCAGTATTTGTTTGAACTGGGTCAGGGTAATGCCGTTGAAAATGTGGCCTAACCCTTTTTGAAACTCGGCGTACACTTCCTCAATCGTCTTTTTGCCGGCCGTGATGTCCTCAATGGCCATATTGATAAAATCTATATTGGCCTGATCGTCGGGGTTGCCGCTCTCGCCCAGCACGGAGACAAGGTTTTCGTTGTTAGAGGCCGCATACTGTCCGGCTGTAATTGGCTCGCCTTTTTTGTCGGTGAATGACAACCCTCCAGCTTGGTCTTTGGTCACGTTGCCAATATTGCCAGCCGAGGTACTGCTGCTACTGCTGCTGGTCTTGGCCATTTTCTCCTTGCCCAAAAAGATGTGCTGCACACTGACTGCGCCAGTAGTTTTGTCGCGCATAATAATATCAGCGTAGCTGTCGCCGTTCGGCTCTTGTCGTGAGGTAGTAGAGACAATATCCTGTTTCGGATTGTTGTTATGCAGCTTCTGCACAAAGCCCACCGGGAAACCTGACTCCAGCTCCATCTTGGTAATGTTTGACTTGGTGGTCGCGTCCAGCGAGCCGTAGTCAGTATTGCCACTGGTTATGCTGTTGTAAATGACAGTGAGGTTGGCGCGAGCGTTATCCTCTGTCCGCTCTTTAACGCGTTGTTCCTCGGTGTATGTCCGCCACTTCTCGTCCTTCCAGTCCTTCGTCACGCCTTTGACGAAATCAATCATCTGCATTGCTTGGCTAAATGACGAGTCGTAGTCGGCTTTGGCGTTGGCATAATCGGTCTGCTTCAAACCCATTATGGTATTGACCATCGCGTATTTCGTGTTGAGCTGGTTCGTTGCGTAATCAATCTGCCGGCCAACGTAGTCCAGCTTTTCGTACTCCTGCCGGTCAATCTCCGACGTCCGGCCGGCGATCACTCCCATTGCCACGGGCTTGCCTTCCTCGGTTTGTTTGCGCTGGCGCTGTTCAGCTTCAATGTCCTGCTTCTGTTTGGTCAGGTCATTAACTGACTGCTCCAGCTCGGGTATGCCGTTCTTGGCCATCTCGTCGCGAAACGCGTCCTCCATACTCGGCACTTCGGGTTTGTCTGCTGTCAATTTATCCAGTATACCAGTGTACGGCTTCATTGCGTCCTCAATCGTCCCGGTGGTCGGCATATCGGTTGTCGGCGGTGCGGCTTCTTGCTCCTTTGTTTGAAAATCGGTTTGCTGGTTTTGATTGATCACGGCATTGTTATCGCCCGTCCATAACTGAAAACCTTGACCGAACAAACCTGATGTATACGCTTTGCCAACAAAAGACGCTACCTTTTTACCGGTAGGGTGAGCTAACGTGGCCATTTTCAGCTTGCCTGTTTTATCAAGCAGCCCGGCAAAATCCTCGCCGTAAATCTGCTTATACTTGGCCTTGGCCGCGTCAGTTTGTGGTATCCAACCGCCAATACCTTTCGCTTTGTCAGCGTATTCGTATTTGTAACCATACCCGGCCAGCGTTTTCTGTTTAGCAGCGTCGCCGAGTGTGGCTAAATCTCTCTCATAATCAGGTGTTGTTGCCATAGGTGTTTACTTATTTATTTTCTTTTTCCTCTTTTTCGGCCGGCTTATCCTGTAAAACCTTACTGCCCTTGACCTTGAGCCCGGGGACAACTTGGATCGCGCCGGACTCAACTGCTGCTTGCAGCGACTTCAATATCGCCACCAGCTCCAGCGACCCGGAAACTTCGGCCTTTTTGATGGCAATGTTATTGCCGTCCGTGCCAATAATGATCTCTCGCATATTGGCGACGCGCACCTCTAAATCCATTGCCTCTTTTTGTTTCTCTAAATTGTGTCGTTTGAAAAATCCCATACGTTTATTATATCAATTATTAAATAATACGCTAATTATTTTGCCCAAACCTCCACCAGCTCCTTGCTGGCATTGGCTTTATCGTTGATCAGTTTCCCGAGCAGCGCCCCTTCTTTGACCGGGTAATTATCATCAACCGCCACCGCGCACCCGTCGGCCGTAGAGACGAGACGGTCACCGGCGCTGCCCTGCCCCAGCACATAGCACGGAACGACCCCGGACAATGCCACATACACACCCTCTTTTGATCCGCCGAGCTCAAGTGCCGGTTGTGTAGAGAGTATGCCGGCTATGCGCGTATCGTTTTCTTTGTCCGAGGGCACGACGCCCCGGCCGGACATTCGCACAACCGATCCAATTTTGATTTTTGAAAAACGCTTGAGCGTGACCAACTCCACTCGCTTCTCATTATCCTGTTGGATCACCGACTCCAGTATGCCGTCTCTCTCTTTTTTCGGCAGGTCTTTGAGCCCTTTGCGGTATTTTATTTTCTCAATTATATCAAACGCCTTTAATTCCGTATCGCCAATCCGTTCGTCAGCCAGTATTTTTATGGCCGCCTCCTCCAGTTCAAACTCGGGGGCGACAATCAGTACGTCAGCTACGTCGCACGCCGCGCTGTTCAAAGCCGTTGTTGAGTAAATCGTGGAGTAGCGGTCGCCAGTGCCACCGATATTGTACCCGCCGCAGGACACGCAGTTTAAGCGTTTGGTATAAATAATCCCACCCTGCGGGTTGAGGTCAAAATTACCCGTGCCTGTTTTCAGGTCGCCGCCTGACGGCAGAATGAAGTTTGCACCAGCTTCAAACTCATTGGCAAAGACCCACGCACCCGCGCCATCGTGGTGATAAAACTTGTGCGTTTCGGCCATATACTCAATGCCGATACCGGCCTCACCGATAATCTGAAACGTGGACGCTGACGCTGCTTTCAAAAAAGCGATCTGACTGCCGGAGTAGTACCACCGGATACGCGCCGCGTCGTCACCTGACATAATAACGTACGTGCCGGAGGCAGCCGTCTTGACGATCGTACCGCTTATCGTCCCAGCCGTAACCGTGCCTATGTCGGCCGAGATAGCCGAGAGCGTGCTGATATTGAGCTTGCCGGCGGTAATAGTGTTGGCCGCAATCTGATCCACGTAAATTGAACCGGCAGTAATCCGCGAGCCGGTTATCGTGGTCGTCCCGCTATTCACCGCGTCCACCACGTCATTGTACGCGTTCAATCCCAGCGTGGCTTTAGCTTGCGTATATGAAGTTGAGAGCGTACCGGACACGCCAGTCGTCAGTAATATCTTACCAGCCGAGATTGCCGTGGAAAGAACCTTACCATACGTGCCATCAACAGTCGCGTCCAGTTTGATATTGCCGGCTGTTATTGCCGTAGTGAGCACCTTGCCGTACGTGCCGGCGACTGTTTCGTCCAACTTAATATGCCCGGCTGTAATGTCATTGGTCAATACCCGGGCGTACGTTGCTCCGTTATCCACGTCGTCCAAACTCCCGACTGTTTCCGAAAGCAGGATATGCCCGGCCGATATGTCAGTGGAGAGTACGCGTTTATAACTCGTACCGTCAACTACGTCATCAAGGTCATTGAGCGCGAACGAGAACACACCGGCCATATAGCCGTTGCCGTCCATATCAACCCGAAAAATGGCGTCCACCCATTTCTTTGAGCCGAGCCACATACCGTTTTTATCCACCCGGAAAGCACGATCGCCGACGCCGACGCTGATGGACGTTAAGTTTTCCATTCGGGGCGGGGCGTCCTCACGAACGAATGGCGGTATATCAGTAAACGGATTGATTATTTTAACTTTTGCGTATTTGTACTGACTCATAAATCTATCTCAACGCGCTCCAGCTCCGGTGCGTCATTGCTTGAGACAACGAAATCAACACGCACCTCCAGTGTCGTGAACGCGCCTATTTTATTTGTCGTTTCAATAAATTGGCGAGTGGCGTCCAGTTTGGTAGCAAGCGCTGCCGACCACGCTGCCGCGTGATCCTTTTTAATTTTAATAGTGATGTTCGTGCCGGCCGGCAAGCTGCGGTAACACGCCCGGATAACCGCGTCTGTTTGGTTAACGCGGTCAATCGTAATGAGCCGGCTCTCCAAGTAAGCAGCCGTGTACTTGAGCGACGTGTCCAGTTTGTCCACGCCGTACGTCGTCCCGTCCTTCCACGAAACAAGGATAATACTGCCCACCACGCAGATCGCGCCGACTTCAATGCTGGCTGTTTTATTAGGCGAAATGACGTACTCAAGGTTCAGCACGTTTGGGTATTTTGGGTCACGCCGACCATAACTGTACACACCTTGCAGCGCCGGATTGCTTGAAACGTTGGACAGGCCGAATAGCGGCATATTATTGAAATTGGCCGCAGCTCCCGGGTGCACCAGTGCTGTCTTGTTCAGCCAGTCACCGGGCAACCGAAACTGCCACTCCAACCGGTCGTTGGTGTAAACGTAAAAATTACCCTTATTGCCGGCTTGCACCAGCACGTAATTGTCAGTCGGCAGGAAACAGTTGATACCGTTATCCGGCACAAGGTCGTCAGCCGTGAAGCTCAAGCTCCACGTATTCCACCGGTAGCAGTGTGTCTCGTTGCTGTTTTCAGTAATAAAACTCCCGGCCAAAAGTTCGGTCACATACGGCGCTAAACACTTGACCCTGACTCCCGGTTTTAAGTCCAAGCCATTCTCGGTAAACACGCCACTCTCAACCTGTGAAATGTACTTGCCGTTGGCAAAATAATTGATGAGGTTGAGCTGGATCGCGTGGTGGTAGGCGGTCTCACTGGTTGTCAGCGTTGCCCAGTCATTCGCGGGCGCAGCAAACGCACCACCGGCGGCTGGCGTCGCACACCGTCCGATACGCTTCTCGGTTATCCAGTAGATATAACCCTGATCCTCAAACGCACCGGTAATCCCAACTGCACCGGCGGCTGGCGCGGCTGTGTGCCGCAGCGTGTACGTGCCTGACGACTCCCGCTCCCATATCTTGCCGTTGGTTGAACCGAACAGGTACGTTGATCCGTTAGAGGCGACAAACATTATTTTAACAAAATCGTCAACCGTAGTGCCCGACTCTTTGGTCAGCTTTTGGTTGACCTTGATAATCCCGGGCTCGGAGTGTATGTCAAGGCCGACCAGCGCGCTGACTGACTTTTGCGAACCGAGATATTTGCTGTCGGCGATACCGCCGAGGTTGACGTTGTCTATGAGTATTTGCGGCATTTTATTTTCTCATTAACAATTTTATAATGACGTCCTGCTGCCCCCTGATCTGCGCCATCTCCTTCGTTTGGTCAATCATCAACTGGGCAAAACTGTCCTGCCGGCAGTTCATTTCGTGCAGGTCGTTCTTTTTAATATCAATAAAAGCGTCACGGAGCTGGGAGATTTCCAGCGTATTCGTGTCTTTGTGCGATTGCATTACGGCCTTGAGGTCTTTGACTTCGTCACCCATTGTCGCCTGCGGTTTCCGTATAGCGTTCCAGCCGACAATTATGGCCGTCACCAAAGACAGGATCACGCTGACTGCACTGAATGTTAGATACTCTCCCATAAAGTTTTGTTATTTATTTATCGTTCAAGGAAGGCGAATACGGCGGCAGCTAAAGCGAGAATTGCGACTGCCCAGCTCCAGCCCATTTTAACGCCGACTTTCTCTCCTGTTTGTTTGGTGTCATACCCTGACAGTAAGGTGAGTTTGTCGTTGATTGCTTTTATGCTCAATTCCACCTCGGCGCGGGGCATTAAGGTATGTTGCTGGTCGGCCAGTGTCGCGCGAAACTCATTGACACCTTCAAAGCGTTTTTCCGTAGCTGCCTCGGCCTTGAGCACGGCCTCCTTTGCCGCATTGAACCCGGACGTGTTTGACTTCTCGTGTTCATTAAACCTTTGCTCGTACCGCTTGTCGCGTTCGTCAATCAGAGAAACCAAGAACTCTTTTAAGGTGTCAACCGTCCAGTCGCTCATATCAGCCGTTTTTATGCGCGTCAATGTATGACTGATCCTCTCCGCCAAAAAACTCCCACACCACGGCGTACTCTTTGATTTTCTGCGTGTTCATTTCGTAAATGTGCTCGTAGTCCTTGTCTTTCCAAACCTGCTTTAAGGTGAGGAGAGCGAACGCGACCGTGTTGCCCGAGAGCGGCTGCCGTGCCATCTCAAACTGCTTGCTCTTTTTGAAAAAATAGAAACTGCCATCGTCCGGGTTGCGGACGACTGAATTGTTGTAATCCGTCATAGGTTTTACGTTAGGTTGATTAAAATACCATTCAGGGTCAACGTGCACCCCGAGTGGGTTAATTATTTCACAATGCCAATGCGGGTCGTTCGGCGTACCGTCCCGGTGCGTACCGGTGTTACCGGTGACAGCCAAAACCGTACCCTCTTTTTGCCGGCCAAGCGCGGCAATACGTTTGCTGTGGTGCGCGGCGCGGAGTAAATACCCGTCGTCCATTCTGAACAACAGCCACCAACCGCCCTCTTTGCCCCATTGCCAACCAATAAACTCGCCGTCTTTGGGCGCACGCACGAGCACATATACGGCAAAGTAATCGGCAGCCAAATGCTCAAACCCCCAGCGTTTCTTATACACCGGGTCTTTGAATCCGCCGCCGGGGATCACTGCCATTGTTTCTAATGCTTTTATCATAAGTTTGAAATTATAGGGGGGCTGACTCGTGTGTTTAGTGAGTAAACAGTGCACGGTGTGCACCTCGCCCCCCTTTCTCTCGCGCAATGCGTAGAGCTATGTATATTATACTATCGTTAAAAATCTTTGTCTTGCTTCGTCCAGTCGTCCGTGGTGTCTTTGGCCACCTTCGTCCAACCGAGTACGTCCTTCGCCACTTTAGTCCAGCGCACGATCATACCGTTCAGCCGGCGCAGTATTGTGTCGGTCAGGGTAAACACTTCAAGGGCAGTGAGCTTGAACTTTTTGACCAATGTTGCAGTAAGAGTCAGGGTTTCTGTCAAGACCTTGAACGACCGGCGCTGTTTGATAAACGTTTCGGTAAGCGTGGCAATCTCCGACAGTATTTTACGGACTTTATGATCAAATGTTTCAGTGAGCGCCAATGTTTCGGAAAATATCTTGCGCGGCAGGTGCGAAAACGACTCGGTCAATGTCAAGGTTTCAGAGATTTTTTTGATCATTCCTTTGAAAAACGACTCGGTCAATGTCAAGGTTTCGGCCGTGACCGGCGCAAACACCCTCCGTAGTTTCGTAAAGGTCTCGGTCAAACCAAGCGCCTCGGTCAACACCCTCGCCCACTGCTTAATAAACGACTCGGTCAATGTCAGTGTCTCCGAAAATATCCGCCCGAGCGTTTTGTCAAACGACTCGGAAATTGTGGCCACCTCGGTCAGCAACCGCCCAAACGTATTGATAATCGTCTCGGTCAGCGTCAGTGTATCACCGGGTAGGTTACGGTGCAGTACGCCTGACTTGTCAATCTCCAGCGTGACCGTCTCGGTCAAGTTTGTCGGGTGTCCTACCGAGAGCATTGTGGCCGGATCAGACGTGGCTTTTAATTGAATTGAGTCAATGTTCAGCTCCATCAAACCCTCCCAAGAATACTCACTCTCGTAATACGCTCCAATGTTAATCTCAACGCTACTACTGAACACGGGCGTTTCCTCCTCCTCAATATAACTGTCACCAAGCATTGTGCCCGCTCTCACTATACCGTCAACTAAAAGAAAGCCGATATTGTTTTCCGTATCAATAACCAAGCCGATCGTATGATAGTCCGCCGAAGTCACGTAGGCAACTCCCCAATCCTGCCACCAGTCATCAATCCCTACATTGTAAATGCCAATTTCGTCAGCCACAAACACAACAAGCTCATTGCCAAAAAAATAGAAATAACAACCCATATAAAAATTACCGAACTGAAAATAAATCTCGTAATATGAGTTGTAGCCCCTGCCATCGGCATTGAGGACTTTAGTATTTATAAATGCCCCGCCGATCAATTCCCCATCATCAAAATTACTTTTAAAGTATTTAATATATTGGCTTTCATCTACCGTCGGCGCTTCAACTTTGATATGTAGCTTCCCTGCTGCAATCTCCTCGGTCGTTGGCTTTGTCACACCTTCAGTATCATTTTTATTCCACGCGGCCGTTCCGTATGACGGATTAAGCGCAAACCGTACGGCGTCCTCGGTCAACGTGTTGATCGGCGTCCACTTTCCTCGGCCATCGTAGTCAATACCGGCGCCAGTCCAGCCCTGTATCCATTGCAGCGCATTGAACCCGTCCGCGTTGGTCGCGCTTGTGGTGTGTATCTCAATGCTGTTATCGGCCTCCCTTAACTGGATTTGGAAAGTAACGTCCGACGTACCCGTGTAGTCAAACTCCGCCACGCCACTAAACTCAATCACGAAAATCCGGTTTGGCGTTGTACCGAATGTTTGGTATTTAACCGTACCGCTACCAGTGGCCGCACTCGGGTCAAGGTCTTTTACTATCCCGGCGATAAAAGAATGGGGGGATTGACCATATTGATTAAACTCATAAGCATATAGCCACGCATAATCACTATACGAGTACCCTGTCGGGTCTTTGAAGTGTATCCAGCCGTTAGAGGCAATACAGAATGTGGTGTACGCTCGGTCAAAAAAAGTAAAAGTAAATGGCAGAGTAATGTCGGCTGATCTTTCCTCGTCGTCCAATGGCACTGTCGTCGCGCCGCCGTCCAATGTTTCTGGTGCGAACGTAATTGACTCGGCAGTATAGCGGGCAATGTACGGCAAAGCGTCAGCCGTATAATCCAGCAATAAATCTACGGCCGCCCGGTAGTTAAAAACAATTCCATCGTAAAATGTCTTTACGAGCGTTTTGAGAAAACTCTCGGTGACGGTCGCTGTCTCGTCTAATGTTTTTGCGTGTGCGGTCATATTATCCAAAAATTATGTGCCAAACTCGTACCAGCCACGAGTGCAGCGTTTGAGTAATTGTTTCAGTCAAGGTGGCCGTTTCTGATGTGAGCGGAGCGTGTCTTACGGCTGCGCTTGTAATCGCTTCCGTAAGCGTAGCGGTCTCGGTATCCAGTGTTTTCGTGTGAGGGGTTGACGTCAAGATCGCGTAGACGACAATGGCAGAGTAAAACAGG